AACCTGACACCGACAGTGAGACCGACAGCGAGGCCGCGGCTGGGGTGCCTGAAGTTGGCACCGAGGTGGCCCTTGATGTGGTGACGCGTGAGGCGTTTCTGGGCGCGTTGAAACAGGCCACGCCACCGGAAGACGGGGGTGTTGTCCCTCTGGTGCGCAAGTCCGGCCCCCGAGCTGGGTAAAAACCGCTGCCTCCGCGCTTGCGCCGCGCGCAGACCGCACTCTACCAGCGCAGCTTCACCGCCGGATCTCCACGAGCGGGATGGAGGTGATCGATCCGAGCCGTTCGACATCGAGGGTGACGTCGAGCACGTCAGTGTCAAACCGCACCGGCACATCGAAGGCAAAACCGGCGGCGACGGCCACGCCCGCGCCGGGGGCGGTGGTGAAGGTGACCACGCCGGTGGTGATATCGACCGACCAGCCGCCGAGCTCTTCGACCCCGTCCAGCGCCATCCGCACGCTGCCTGCCACAGGTTTGGCGATGGCGCGAGACCAGCTCTGCGCGCCGGAACTGTAATGCTTGACCAGATGGAAGGCCGTCATTGTGCCGTCGCCGGTGCCGATCAGCTGATCCGTGGCGCTGACCGGTTGCGAGGGCAGGGCGGATTTGTAATCCGCCCAATCCTTGAAGCGAAACCCGTGGAGGCGGCCATTGCGGGCTTCAAAGAAGGCCACCACTGCCGCCAGATCATCGGCACGGCGGATGCCATAGGCCACATCATAGCGGCGGCGCGAATTGGCCCAGCTGGCATTGCGTTCCTCGTCACCGCTGGCCAGTTCCACCACCTGCGTGCGCCGTTCCGGCCCGCCGCGTGCGCCACGGCTGATATTGTCGGGAAAGCGCACCTCGTGAAACGCCATCATATGCCTCTCTGGCCCAGCGACACCGCGCGGGCAATGTCGGCGGCGACCTGTGTTCTGGACTGCCGGAAGCTGTCGGCATCGCGGGCGTTGATCGTGACATTGACGGCAGGCGCGGCGGTCTGGCCTCGGCCAAAGCCAGCCGCCTCTCGGCGCGACAGCACCCGCTCCCCGCGTTGCAGGATCGCCGGAACCTCGTCCGGGCGCAGTCCCGCAAAGCCACCCGAATGCATGCGCGGCGCATTGGCGAAGGCCAGCGCCGGGACCATACGACCGGGGCCCGGCGCGCCGACCACGCCGCCCGCGTGCAGGATGCTGGCGAACAAACCACCCGCACTGCCCAGCGCGCCGGAGAGCGCATTGGCGATGGGGCCAAGGATAAATCGCCGCGCCGCAAGTTTGGCAAGATCGGCAATCATCGACGTGACCAGATCGCCGAAGTCGAGCTTGCCGGTCTTCACGAAATTCCCCACCGCGTTCTCGGCGCTCTGGAAGGCTCCGACCAGCGTGCTCCCGATATCGCCGCCAATGTCGCGGGCCTTGCTGGCAAACTCGGACAGGGTGGCAACCGCCGCCTCCCAGCCAACCTTGGCCACCTCAGCCGCTTTTGCGGCCGCCGCGCCCGCGCCACTCGAACGCTGCCCGGCTTCGGTGATCGCGTCGTCGAACTGCTCGGCGGCATTCGTCGCGCCAGCAAGCGCCGCCGCGCCATCTGCGCCAGCCCCCGCCACGGCATCCTTCAGCGCCTGCCAGCTGGCGAGCGGAGCCAGCGCACCCGCTGCCAGTTCGGTTGCCGCCGCGCGGTGAGCCTCGGCGGCAGCCTGCGCCTCGCGGGCGATCTCGCTCAGCCCGACATCCGGCAGGGTCAGGGGATTGTCTGCAAAGGCCCGCGCGAAGGCGTCTTTGGCTGCCGTTGCGGCCTGCGTCGCCGCCCCGGCAAAGCGGTTTTCTATCCCGCCCAGATCGAGATCGCCCAGAAGGGTGATGCGGCGCGCGGAGCCCAGCGCCTCAAGCCCGGTATTGACGTTGGCGATGAAGCCGTTGATCCGGGCCACCACGCCATTGAGCATCGCCTCGACCCCGTCGATCAGGCTGTTCGCCGCCTGAAACGCCAGATCGCCGATGGCGGCGGGCAGGAGGCCCCAGATCGCCCGGATGGCTTCAAACGCCCCCTCAAAGGTGTTGGCGGCGGTGTTGCCAAAGCCCACCACGCTTGCAATGGCGCTCTGCATGGCCGAGGCGGCATCCGATTTGAGATCAAGAAACATCGCCGTGGCCGCAGCACCCGCCGCAGACGCCCCCATTCCAAGCCGGTCCCAGACCTCGACCGCCACATCCCGCAAAAGTTCCATAGCGGCACCAAACCCGCCCGCGCCCGCGACCAGCCGGGTGAACTGGAATACCAGCTCGCCCGCGCCGACAATCAGCGCACCGATCCCGGTTCGGATCAGGGCCCCGCGCAGGATGACAAGCGCCGTGGCCAGACCGCGCACCGAAAGCGCCGCTGCGACCAGCCCGGCCACCCAGCGCCCCGCCATGAGGCCTGCAAAGGTCGCGGCGATGGAGGCCAGCCGTCCGATATTGTCGAAGAGTGCCCTGATGGAGATCCCGAGCGGGCCGGTGCGGCTGGCAATCGCTGCCAGAGCGTTCGCCACCGCCTCCAGCGCCGGGGCGGCTGCGACAGCCAGCTGGTTCGAGACCCCGCGCCAGATCAACCCCAGCCGTGAGATCGCATCGTTGGTGCGCTCGATCTGGCCCGCGTCCGCGTCCGAGACTACCACCCCGAAGGCAAGCACATCCTCGGTCGCCTGGCGCAGCGTGGCCGTGTCGATCCGGGTGAAGACCAGGGCTGCCCGGTCGCCAAAGAGCGTTGAGGCGACAGCGGCGCGCTCGGCCTCGGGGACAAACTGGCCCAGCGCCTCCTGAATGGTGGCGATGCGCGCATCCAGCGGCAGGCGTTGCAGATCCTCGGCCGAAAGCTGCAGGCGGCGCAGGGCGTCCACCGCCGGTCCGGTCCCGGCCGCCGCCTGGCTCAGCCGCCGTGTCAGCTGGGCGGTGGCCTGCTCGACCTGACCCATCGACACGCCCGCCAGATCGCCTGCACGCTCCAGCACCTGAATGCTGGCAACAGTGGTATCCAGTGAGGCCGCGAGTTTGGCCTGCGCATCCACGCTCGAGAGCCCCGAGCGGATCATCGCGGCCCCGGCGGCGGCCAGCGCCACCGTTACGGCGGCGGCTGCCACCCGCGCCCTTCGTGCGAAGCCCGCGAGGCGGGCATTGGCCAGATCCATCTCGCGGCTCAGACGACCAAAGCCCCGCGCCCCGGCCTCGCCCACGCCCTCAAGCTCGGCGCGCACCTGGCGGCCGCCTTCCGCCACAAGGCGCACGGAGACGCGTTTCTCAGCCATTGCGGGCCCCCTCCATCTCTTAGTTCAATTTGCGGACCATCACCGCCTCGATCCCGGGCAGCAGTTCGGCGGCGATCAGAGGGTCAATGCCCAGCGCGCGGGCGAGGGCCAGTGCGGCACCCATATCCCAGCCCAGCACCGCGCCGGGGGTCACCCGCAGCTGGCCACCAAGACGGCCGACCAGGTCCCAGACCTGCCAACCTTCAAAGGTGGTGGGCCGGTTCAGTCTTGCAGGACAGTCCGGGCAGCTTTGCTCGCGGCCCTCAAAGGGCGGGCAGGCGGCGCAATAGCGCTCGCCCCCGCCGAAGGACCACTCGGCGCGGGCGATGAGGCGTTTTTTTCCGCGTCCAGAATGAGACCGCGTGCGACATAGGAGGTCTGGAATGCCTCGAACACCGGCCAGATCTCCAGCAGCGCATCAATGCCCTCGGGCGTGACCGGCACGGCATTGCCCGCGTCATCGCCAACGCCCTCCCAGTCCAGCACCGCGCGACGGGCGACGGCCTTGGCCATGGCGAGCGCCAGGTCTTCCTGACTGGCATCTTCGGACAAAGCCTCGATGGTGGCATCGGCGCGGGCCGAGACCATCAGGGCGGTGGTGAGCGGTGCGACCCGCAGGCACAGGCCGGGGGCAAGCTCCAGCCATTCGGGGGTGGCGGTGAAGTTCAGGCGGATCATCAGTAAGCCTCGATATCGTTGATCAGGGTTGCGGTGCACATTCGGCCCACCACGTTGTCGCGCGCCGCCTGCCAGTCGAAACTGGCCTGAACGCCCTGCGGCCCCGAAATCTCGATCCGGGGGCGGGGCAGGTAGACGGCGTGGATCGTGAAGGTGAAACTCTCGCCAGAGGGCAGGACATAGGCGAAGCTGATCTCGGCGGGATCGCCATTGATTGCCTGTGTCACCAGCGTGCTGTCGGCAAAGCGCACCTCGATCCGGCCGGTGAGGGCTGCGATTGACGGGTCGGCGCCGTCGATCCTGCCGTCCGCACGGATGGTCTCGATCCGGTCGAGATTGTTGGCATAGGTGATCTCGGCCGAGACCACGTTGCCCAGCGCCGTGCCATTCCGGCTGATTGCGCCGTTGAAGTGGCCAAACCGCTTCAAGCCCAATTCTGCAGGCGTGCCTGCAGCGGATGTGGTGGCAATCGCTTCGCCCTGCGCCACCAGACGTGCGGTGGCCGTCAGCAGCCCCGAGCGCTGCACTTGCCAGCTCAGCTGATCCAGCACGCAGCCGGAATACATCGCATAGCGCGGCACCTCCGGCATGGCGCTCTCGATCGACATCGAGGGTAGCGTCCAGGACCCGGACTGGAACTCATGGGTGAACGGGCCAACGCCGGTGGTGTCAGGGGCTCCGAACGCCGCCCTCAACCAGAAGCCGAAGGCCGCGGCATCGATCGGCACCACCACATCGCCATCCGCCGTCACCGCGTCCTTGACCGGGGCGAGAGGATCCCGGCCGTAGCCCAGAAGTTCGGAGTTCAGCAGCGGTTGCTCCGCCCCGAGCGAGGTGCTGGCGAAGGGCATGCGGGTGAAGCCGCCAACCGGCGGGGTGCCG